AGGTTGGAAACCTAAACGTTTTACACCTACAGGTCAACCAATTGTAGATGAAGGTACTCTTAAAAAGATTACCCACATACACGAAGCCAAACTAATAGCTGACTTCCTGCTGTATCAAAAGCGTATTGCTCAGATACAATCATGGTTAGATGCACTAGAAGATGATGGTAGAGTACATGGTTCAGTGATTCCTAATGGAACTATTACTGGTCGTATGTCTCACAACCATCCAAACATGGCTCAGATACCGGCAGTATACAGTCCTTTCGGTAAAGAATGTAGAGCTTGTTGGACTGTAGACGAAGGGAATGTTCTGCTCGGAGTTGATGCTTCAGGGTTAGAACTTAGAATGTTAGCACATTACATGAACGATAAGGAGTACATACATGAAGTGGTCAACGGAGACATACACACAACTAATCAAAAACTTGCAGGTCTTGAATCAAGAGATACAGCAAAGACTTTCATCTATGCCCTCGTATACGGAGCAGGAGATGAAAAGATTGGAAGTGTGGTTGGAGGATCAAGAAAGCAGGGTAAAGAACTTAAAGAACGCTTTCTCGATAATCTCCCCACATTTAAAACTCTTAAGGAAAAAGTACAAGGAGCTGCAAAACGAGGATACTTAATGGGAATAGATGGTCGTAAGATTTATATACGACACGAACACGCTGCATTAAATAGTTTACTACAAGGTGGTGGTGCTATTGTAATGAAAAAAGCATTAGAGATACTTGAAGCAAGACTTAAGATAACTGGTGTACCACATAAGTTTGTAGCTAACATTCATGACGAATGGCAGATTGAAGTACCAGCATGTAATGCTAACAAGGTAGGACAACTGGCAGTGGATAGTTTAAAACAAGCAGGAGAACATTTTAATATGAGATGTCCTCTTGATGGTGAATATAAAATAGGAGGGGATTGGAGTGAAACACACTAAAATAAATTGTTTACATTGTCAAGTAGAATTATCTGATTCTAATTGGTATGAGTCAAGAAAAAAAGCAGGAATAAAAGTTTGTAAAAGTTGTTGGAGTTTACAAAATAAATCTAGATTAACGATTCAAGGTAAGAGAGTACAGTTAGGAAATAAACTTCACCCTTACCATAAACTTTACAAAACAAAAGGAATGGTTGCAGCTTATGAAGCAATGGGTTTTCTTACTTTTCAAGACAGTACAAATAATTTAGACTTTATTAAAAAAGAAAGTATTGCAATGTTTGATAAAATTTCTTATGGAGAAGTTTATATTATGACAAATCCAGCATGGAAGGGTTGGATTAAAGTAGGAATGGCAATTGATTCTAAAGATAGATTAAAATCATATCAAACTTCTAGTCCGTTAAGAGATTATAAATTAGAATATTATAAAAAATTTAACGATAGAAGACAAGCAGAAACTATAGCCCATGAACGTTGCTCTAATATAGCTACCGATAAAAACAGCGAGTGGTTTAAAATGAAAACAAAAGATGCTATTAAATTAATTAAAAACATAACAGAGGAACAAAATGAAAGAGAAACAGCTTGACAACTTGGTGAAGGACAACTATAATAAGTTTAAGTCTGAATCAGGACACTGGTATACCCAAGAAGGTGAGCCTATGTATACTATCATAGGTGCTAATGGTAAAGAAAGAAACACTACACTCAGAGATGCTAAGTCTTTAGGTTTAGTTCCGTCTGTAACAACCATCATGGGTATTATAGCCAAGCCATCTTTAGAGACTTGGAAACAAAAACAATTACTTAATTCTTTCCTTACTTTAGAACAAGGAGAGGACGAAACGATTGAGTCTTTTTATTACAGATGTCAAACAGATTCTAAACAAGTAGGTATCCAAGCTGCCCAGCAAGGGACAAAGATACATGGTATGATTGAGAAAGGGTTCTTAGGTAAAACTAAAACCAAACCTTACAAAGCAATCAAGAAATATTTAGATGAAACTTTTCCTAATGAAGAGTGGATAGCAGAAGATTCTTTCTGTGCTGATGCAGGTTATGGTGGTAAGATAGACTTATATTCTAAGTCAGGAATATTTATAGACTTTAAAACAAAAGATAATCTACAAGGTAAAGACCCAGCTAAGTTGGTGTTTGATGAACATGGAATGCAGTTGTCAGCATATGCTCAAGGCTGTGGTTTTGATGATGTAGAACGAGTATCTATATTTGTAGACAGAAAAGATACAGGCTTGGTCCTTCCTTTTGTTTGGGATAAAGAATCACATACTAAACACTTAGGAATGTTTAATGCTATGCTAACTTACTGGAAGCTAGTCAAGAACTATGACTCGTCTGTATTATAATGGTAGGCTTTAGAAAACCTCGTAAACCGAGACCTAAAAAAACAGGTGTACCTAAAGGCTACGATAGTTTATGGGAAGTTAAACTACATGAGACAGTACTTAAAGATTGGAAACATCATTGGGAACTGTTTGATTACATTGTTAAACATAAATACGAGCCGGACTTTGTTAAAGTAATTGATGGTCAAACTATTTTACTTGAAGCTAAAGGTAGGTTTTGGGACTACCCTGAGTATAGTAAGTACATACATATTAGAACAGCACTACCAAAGGACACTGAGTTAGTGTTTTTATTTCAAAAACCTTATGCACCTATGCCGGGAGCTAAGATGAGAAAGGACAGAACAAAACGAACCCATGCTGAATGGGCTGAGAAAAACAATTTTAGGTGGTATAGTGAAGACACACTACCTATGGAATGGAGTAACTATGGATTATAAATTTAATGAACGAGAATTAATTTTAGAATTAAAATACTATATTAATGATACATATGGTGAGCACTACGCTTCAGATAAGTATCAAGCTACTGATGTAATCATTGACTCAGGTCATGGTGAAGGTTTTTGTATGGGAAACATTATGAAGTATGCAAAAAGGTATGGAAATAAAGCAGGAAAGAACAGAAAAGACTTGCTTAAGATATTACATTATGCTATAATAATGCTTCACATTCATGATAAGGAGTCACAGAATGGTTGACGATAAAGTAGGTATCAAGGAATATCTTGGTATAAAAATTAATTACAGTAATGAAAAACTATTAGATAAGTTTAGTCTTGATACACTTAAGGATAGATACTTATGGGAGAATGAAACACATGCACAAGAAGCCTTCGCAAGAGCATCAGTCTTCGCAGCTACATACAAAGGTCACACAGACTTTGAATTGGCTCAAAGGCTTTATCACTACAGTTCCAATTGCTGGTTCATGTTTAGCACTCCTATACTTAGTA